GGTCCTGAGTTAGCTCAATAATCTTAACCTTACCCTTGAATTCAGCATCTTTAATCAAGATAGCTTTTTCAGCATCGGTTAATTTAGCGTTATTGCGAATAGGATCTGTTAAGAGTTTCATATAACGCTCTTCTAGACCGCCATTTTTCCAACGCTTGCGCATATCAACAGCAGCAGAAAGAACCATTGGCTCACGTGACCAGCGAGCATTCATCTCGCCAACCCAATCCCAGTGCTTTCCTACGATCTTTCCAGCAGGGTTGCCATCTGCGATAGGCATAATACTTGGACCAGAGATAAACTGTGGTGCATCTTCTGCCAGCTTTGGCAAATCATCAATACCTAAGTCGCGGGTATTAATCTTGATTCCACCTTCAGGTGTACGAATCGTAACGTCTTTTAATAGCTTCTGATTTACTTTATTCTGACTATTAACAAATAGGTTGCGAGTTGCAGCATAGACATTCTCAGCGTGTACTCGTACATCAGCATTATTACCTGGACGGTATAGCTGGAAACGAGCCTTTTGTGCTGCATACTCTGGAGAGTCAATAAACTTTATGATTTGTCGAATAGCGAACTCTTTAGACTCAGGACTATCTGACATATAACGAAGCGCAATAGAACCAAGCGGGTCATTACCAATAGCAGCAATGCTTGTTATCCAAGCAATCTTACCTTCTGCCGTAATCGGAGAATACTCACGGTAGTTTCCACCGCTATCCTTAGCGTATGTAACTCCATCAATCTTATACTCACGAGATGTACCGTACTTATCTATAGTACGAAGAGCATCTGTCCAGTGGTCAGCACCAGTGATACCTTTCTTGCCACCTTCTGCAACGCCTGCAAGTAGTTCGTCAATAGCTCCAAACTCTGTCATCTCGGCAATAATCTCACGTGCCTGTGAATCAAGTTTACCAAGGTACTTGTCAGTCATAACAGCATCTGCCATAACCTTACGAGCATCTTGTACAGTTTTTGCTTCTGCAAGTTTAGCTGCATATAGCTGACGATCTGAACGTTTAATAAGCTTATTGATAACACCTAAAGTTGCGCCACCTTGAGCAGTGCGCAATTTAGTTGATAGACGCTTGCTTGCGACAAGACCCCAAGCACCATCGCCCACCGCAAGGTGAACCATTAAATCTTCAATAGAGTTACGTACAGCAAAACGAGGACCAGCAAGAGTCAGGAACGACCAAGCAGATGTTAAATTCTCAGCCCATCTAGAGTGAGATGCAATCATTATCTTGCTTGCTATTTGATAGCGGTCAACAACTCCATCAAGATCTGTAATCTTAGGAACTGTCATACCTGATGCTAGTTGGAAGTCAAAGATAGCAAATTGCTGGTCATTAAATTTAGATGGCTCAAGGTAACGATAGGTTCCGTCATCGTTAAGAACTGGTTTGCCTTTAGTATCGCGTACTAAAATACGTGGAGCAAACAACTGCTCACGAGATGAGTTAGCCAAATCGTCAAGGATGTTCTTGCCACCAGGAACTTTGTTAAGTCCGCGGATCTCAGCTACAGTATTAAACACACCCATCATAATCTGACGCTTCTGTGCTTCATCTCCAGCCTTAAATGCTTCTGCAAATAGGCGTGAGTTGTAACGAGTATTAGCAAGGCGTGATAACTGGTATATCTTTTCAGCGGCATCTGGTGCGTTAGGGTCAAAGAAGTTATCACGGAAAAATGGAACCTTTGCAAATTTAGATGCAAAGCGATCAATGCGATCTTGGACATAATCCAATGGCATACGGAATGCACCATCTGCACGAATCTTGGCAGTCTTACGTTCAATCTCGCCAATAAGATTCTTTTCAGTTTGCTTTAAGAATTCTTTTGGAGTGTTGGCAGTTGCTGCTTCACCTGTTCGTGTATCAATAAACCTTGTTTTAGCAACCAGTTGTGCTTCAATACCACCAATAGTTGTTTGGTCAGTAAAGACTTCACGACTAACGCGCTTGCCTGCTTGGTCAAACCGTAAAAGTTTATTGCCAGTAGTAAGTGCTGCAATACGAGTCTGACGTGCAAGATCCATACGTGGAAGTAATTGAACTTGACGACCTGCTTGACCTTTAAGTGTTCGTAATGCTTCTTCGCTTCCAGCAAGAAAACCTTTCATAGTGCCAGCTTCAACTACGCCTTCTTTAAGCATAGCTTCAATGACATCATCACCAAACTCAGGAGCAATACGCTTGAGTTCAATACCTGCTTGTACTAAATCCTTTGAATCTACGCCACCTTCTTTGAGTGCCTTGCGAGCAATTGAGTAATTCTTTAATGCTCCAACATAGGCTTGGTCAAATCTTTGTACGCTTGCAACTTGAAACGCCTTTTGCACATTTCCAGCATTACCAACAATGCTATCTAGTGCGTATTTTTGTATATCATATATCTTCTTAGCTTTACCAAGTGCAAGTGTTGGATCTAAAAATATACGAAATGCTGCATCTCCTAGACCAGAGATAGCCTTGTACGCAGCACCTGACCCTTCCCATTTTTGCGGAAGGATAGCGTTAGCAATAAATCTACCTGGAGAATACTTAGCAGCGTTAGCTGCATCTAGTGCATCTTGAAAGAGTGGATCTTTCTTTTGTGAAGCTTTAGCAGCAATCTGTTTTTCTTCTTCAGTTCCAGTTGCAATGATTTGATCTAGGCTCATACCTTCTGCGACCTTTTGTGCCACAGACATATACTGCGAACCAAAGATACGATTTGCTTCTGCCATACGTGATGGGCTAAATACCTTGTCGCCCTTATCATTGGCTGTTGTCCACGCCTTACCAATGTCAACCTTTTGGTCAATAGCAATTGCTGCTGTGCGGTAGGCACGTGTAGTTAAATCTGAAAGCTCTTGAACACCCTTGAAAGCTAGTTTTACAGGAGCGGCAACAATATTAAATGCTGGCTCTACTGTGTAATGAAGTGCTGTTCCTAACCATCCACGCTTTACTTCAACGTTACCAAAGTTATCCTTCAAAGATTTTTGCTGCTCTGGAGTTAACTTTGAGTACTCTAGTTTTGCAACGTCAGATGGAAGAGATGTTAACTTCTGGTGCGAGTCTACAGCCTTGATGTAGCCATTGATCTGTTCTTGTTGTGCGGCTGTTAAACCAGCTTGAGCAGAGATAGCTTTAATGTTATTGGAAGTTGATCCCACTACTGACCTCTGGATAAAGCCATCTGATAGAGAACAGAAATTTCTCCAGTTGTGTCAAATGGAAGTAAGGCTGCAAGTGTGTCTGACAACTTACCTTCGGCTGGCTTTGGTGGACCAGCAGATGTCATAATGTCTTCTTCAGGACGTTGTGTTGGAGCAAACATTCCTACTAAGGGTTCTTGCTTTGGAGGTGCCATATCTGCAATAGGTATAGCTTTAGCAGATGGTTTAGAGGAAGTCGAAGCACCTGCAATATCTTCTGCCATTGCCTTGCGATCACCGTAATTTTGTGACGCTGGTAAGTCTTCACGTACGGAGAATTTTCCTGGACCGCCTATTTGTAATGGGCTATCTACCATCGGTATCCTCCTGTATCTTTTCTAAATCGTTTGAAAATTGTTCCCAAGCTTTATTTACTTCTGAATTTCGGTTAGCGTTGTAGACAGCTATCTCCATAATTTCTTCTGTTGCTGTTTGTACGGAACTTGCAATGTTATGTACAAAACCTGCTAGTACTACTAAAAAATCAGCGAAGTGTACTGAGCGAGGAACTTTGTTATTATTATCCACGCCCAGTACCTCCGTTAATTAAAATTTACTTAACCCTTCTTTACTGCTGTACCTTTACGACCTGCTGGCATCATTGATGGTACTACCTTGCCTGGTCCTGCTGGCTTGGAGGTATCCTTCTTGCCTTCAACTGGCATTGACATAGGTGCTGCTGCACGTGATCCTTTGTTCATATTTACACCTCCTTCGGTTATGCTGCGCCGCTTATAGAGGCTAGTAGGGTTGCTATATCTGGACGTTGTTCTGGACCAGCAGCAGGGGCCGCTCCGCCTTGTTCTGGAGTTGGCTGCGAGGCAGGTACGGGGGCCGCACCTGCTGCTGGAGTTCCTGGTGCTCCTGGCATCATTGCCATATCTGGAGCTGCTGGTTGTTCTTTAGGTGCAAATGCTTTTTCAATAACTGTTTCTAACTGTAATCCCTTTTGACGGCCTTGAATAACCTCTGCAATACGGGAAATGATTTGGCTAGGATCTTGACCTTGCGCTGCAAGGGCTGGTATTGCCTGAGCATACTGAGAAACAGCAAGGCGCAAAGAATCGCGCATCTCTTCAATGTCAACACGTTGTTCCTCCTGCGTAACATTAAGCTCCATTGGAATCTCACGACGTACATAGTCACGAGATACGAGCTTGTCGCTACGCATCTGTAGTAATGCAATGATTGCACGGTTAGGGTCCATACCAGACATAATTCCGTAACGGACATCTACACCGTAGTTACCTGCAATTTGACGTGATGGAATATACTTCATATTAAACGGAGTACCGTCGTCAACGCCCTTAATTTCCTTGGTCATATTGCCAAAGACTTTTTCATCTACTTCAAAGCAAGTAGATACAAGGTCCATAAACAAACGAGCAAACTGTGCTTGTGCTGCCTTGATCTGTGTATCAAAGCCAGCTTGTAGTGCTTGAACGCCACGACCTGTAACGATAGATGCATCAATGTTACCTGAACGAGTTTCAGGATAACGAGCACCTGTACGTAGTTCGCGTTCTAGAACACCTGATTCAGTAAAGACACCGTTAGGAAGTTCTAGTGGAACACGACGAATACCTTGTGGGTTAGCAGAACGCATAATTGCATCTGGTCCCAATGCCAACTCTTGCACATCTTGTGGAATAGCAATAGGTGCTTGAATAGATTTTTCTGCTGCCTGGATCTGCAATACTGCAAAGCGAGCACGAGCAAGCTGAACTGATAGAACATCATCAAACTGTCCACGAGCTTCACCATCAATAGATGAACGCATTGCTACACCTGCTAGACATCTGCCTACTGGGTTGGGTGTATTAGACAGAACTAGGTTCTTGCGCTCTGGGATAAAGATTAAGTCTTGGTCTTTGTCGTGGTAACGAACTAAAGATACATAAGGTGAACCAGGTGCATAGACATTGCGTGGCATAATCTGATCATAGAACTCTGGATACTGAGTAGCTAGTTGTTCTGCATCTGTTGAAATCATTTGCGAGATTGAGAGGGTACGGCCAAATCTATCAATTTCAGGATAAGTACCAAAAGGATTAAGCAGACGTATTCTCGGATTATTGGTTTCATAGTCCATCTCAACAATTGCTGGGAGCATACCGTAGGTGTTGAACCAATCAGCACCTGTGTACATCTGGATTTGTAAGTCAGAGGAAGAGACAAAGTAGTTAGCAATACGAGTACGAGTGTCAGCAGCTTTACGCGCTGAGTCAGAAACCATATTGGTAGCTGCGCAGTTAAATGATGGCAGAGGAGACATTACCTCTGCTAAGTCACGTGCTGCTACATCTACGAAGTTTGCAACTAAAGGCTTTGGGTACTCTTCAGAAAACATCGCAGGGTATACCTTGGAGAGATCACCTTGACGTACAGAGAGCACGTCACGCATTCTCTGGTCACGTGCTGCGTAGCGTGTTTGTAGCCGTGCTACTTTCGCTGCAACCTCTTTAGTTGATAACAATGTTGGGTCCTAACGATTGATTAAAAATTATCCTTGGATATTCTTTTTTGCTTGAGTAACAGCCTTATTCTTGATATTAACTTCTTGAATCTTTGCTCGCATTGAAGTTTTATCACGGCTTGCTTCCATTCGTTGTGTTACCAATGGAATAAATTTCTTTGCGAGAGCTTGTTGTTCTTTGTATGGTAAATCTAATTTATCTAAACCTTTGTAAACATACTCTGTTGCAGCATACTTAGCACTATTAGACTTTGCTGTATTTTTTGCAGTTTCTCTTTTATCTGATTGCGATGCCATTGTTGTCTCCTTAGATGAATGTACGATCTTTTTCTGCAAGTAGTTCATCTATGTTGACGACTATTCGCTTGCCCTGTTCATAACGAGACAGGAAAGGGTTTTTCATATGATGTGTTGCGTGGATACCTTGGTTGAGCATCTCACGGGCGCGGATCTCACAGAACCAAAGAGCCATCACCATATCGGTCTTACCCTTGGTCGTTGGGGACCAGGTAATTAGTTGCTCAATGAGCGCCTTAATGTTTTCAGTTTGGTCAGAAGGTAAGTGAATAAGGTTGTCGCGGTGGTGCTTGCCATCGTGTTGCTTTGTGCCGAACAGGGTAGACATAGAAGCAACACCAAAACCTGAGTCCCACTTGTTGTTACCTGTATGGTGTTCTCGCAGTAGCACACCCCTGGAGGCAAGGTTTGCGCGGATGCCCTCATCTTGCGTAAGGAATGATTGAAATGCATTCTTCTCTACAATCCACTCACTAGGTGAGTACAGGGAAGTCCAATCAAAGATTAGCTGGCGGATTTGAGCAGGCGTTGGACGAGTAATTTTAATAGCATCAACAATGTAGCGTTTATGTGTAACGCGATCAATAGCGTAACAAATGGCGGCTGTATCACCAACCATAGCGGGATCAAGACCACAAATAAAACTAAAGCCGTTGACATCACGTGGGTGACCAGGGTGACCAGGAACCAACCGACCTGCTTTGCGCATACCATCAATAGAACCTCTTACACACGCTGGATCAAAGATGGCATCATCTGAGATGTCTTGCTGCTGATATACCAATGCCCAAGTGGAAGCATCCATAGCTTGGCGTTCATTGTAAAGGTTGCGACCATTCCACCGTGGGTAGAGGCCGTCCTCATTAAGATCTGATTCTTCTTGCCCATCAAAGGGAGCATCGGATGCTGGCCAGAGAGTCTCCCACTTGTCAGGGTCTTCGTCCGTTGTCAGCAGGGCTGGCATAGCCAGGTACTTCCAAGGGACTAAGCCACCTGGATAACGGTCTGGGTTACGCAGCTCTCTATAGAGGTCTACGGCTGCCACACGGGTACCAATGA